TGATGTAGGTAAAAATCAAACTGCAGTTTCTGCACAATTACATCCCGATTGGGAAGAAGAAGATGATGATAGTGATATATATCAAACACTTGATTTAGCTGAAGAAGAAGGTGAAGAAGAAGGTGAAGAAGAAGGTGATGAAGAGGGTGATGGTGAAGAAGATAAAGATGAGTTGATTGCGAAAGATATCGAATCAAATGCATTAACTGCTTACGAAAAAGAAAAGTTAAAAGAATTAAAGATTTTAAAAAATATTACACAAAAATTAAAAAGAGTTTGGACTGAAGTAAAGGGATATGTTTCTACTTTATTTAAAAAGGCGTTAGATAAGTTAATGCCAGGTCAAAAAACCATTATAAAGATTCCCGCACTTAAAACAGAAAATAGAATAGAGTATATGAACTTAAAATCATTACTAAGTGAAGGTGCAGTTGAAGCAATTAAAGGTAACTATAATGAAGCATTAACTTGTCAATATCTTTACAACAATGATGGTAGTGCTGGCGTTGAAATTACAGCTGAGTATAAACCAGTAAAATCTGAAATAGATGGTATTGTAAAAAAATGGGATAACGATTTAAAAAATGCAGTAACTAATTACAAAGAAGTTAGGTCAATAATTGATAGAGGTAGTAAGGATATGACAAAGTATTTGATAGGAACTACTATTCAACAAGATTCATTAATTATTGGAGCTTATTTAGATAATTTATCATTTCAAGGTGGTGTAGAATTCAAAGCTGATATTATGGTAGCAGTTATGAAAGAAGGTAAAAAGATTTTAGATGCATACTCTTTAAAGTTATATTCAACTAAAAGTGTAAATTTGTTTAATAGTTCACCAAAAGGTATGGCTTTAATTTTAGCGGGAGATAAAGCTTCAAGTGAAGTTGAAGCCGCAATTGCTGGAGATTCCAGATTACAAAAACTCATCGATAATGCTAAAACAGCTGATAAATTGTATCAGCAAGCTAAAAAAGATAAAGATGAAAAATCTAAGAAAAAATATTTTGAAGAAAGAAACGCTGCTAGAAAGCCAATAAATCCAAGATTGGCTGAAATAACATTTAAAATTCTTAAACCATATGCAAAAACCGCTAGTTTTTCTGAGAATTTATTAAAAGCATTAGGATTTACAGATAAAGATACTAAAATGTTAATGGCAGTAACTACAGATAGAAATAGTGTAATAATTGATAAACACCCGGATTTGGATGTTTCTAATATAGATATGGTATTGAAGGGAACAACTATAAATATAGTAGGACCGACAGGTAAGAATATTGTGACATTTGGATTTAAAGAAGGTGAAAAGAAAAAGCTAGCAGCTAAAGTTAGTTTTAGCGGTATTGAACCAGTTGATTTAGCTTCGTTACCTATTGTGGATGAAATATAATATGGAGTTAATGGGTGAGAACACAATTATTATGTAGTTTTACAACTGAAGAACTTTTTGAAAGTTTACTTAAAACTATATTCAGTTCCTATGAAATATTCAGTAGAAAGATATTCATACTTAGATTAGAACCATCCAAAGAGTTGGTGATAAGCTATAATATTATTCCAAATTCCAATATGGAATTTTTACCAAATACTATTATGGCTCATAGAAAAAAAGAAACAAACACACTATACACTATTAACGCATTAAACCGATTAATACGAAACTTGAATAATGGTGAAATGGATAAATTATATCTAATAGATTGGAATAGCTACCGTAATTCTATGATTCTAACTGATGGTGATGGTTTCAAAATTATGAAAACCAATTTATTCAGAATAATTGATGTTAATTAAAAAAGTTTGATATTTATTAGAATACGAGAAAGGTTTGGAAATCCCAAATCTTTTTCGTATATTTGTAACCAAATCAACACTTGGGTTTAAATTTGTGTTGAGACTAAAAATTGAAATATAGCTTGGATTATTGAAAAATAATTCGTATATTTACATAATGTTTAATAATTAAAAAATGGAAAATTATGGGAATTGATTTAAACGCAATCCGAAACCGTCTAGACAGTCTACAGACGAAAGTAAAAAAGACTGACAATTTGTGGAAGCCAAAACCTGGTAAACAACAAGTACGAATCGTACCTTACATCCACAACAAATCTAATCCTTTTATTGAGTTGTTTTTCCACTATGATTTTGGTGGTAAGAACATTCTATCACCTCACACATTTGGTGAAGCAGACCCTCTATTGGAGTTCGCAAATCAATTAAAATCTACAGGTGATAGAAACGATTGGAATCTATCAAAAAAGCTAACACCGACTATGAGAACCTATGTCCCAGTATTGGTTAGGGGTGAAGAATCTGAAGGTGTTAAGTTTTGGGGATTTGGTAAAACTGTATATCAAGAACTACTTGCCTTCTTTGCAGACCCAGATTATGGAGATTTAACAGATCCTGTATCAGGTAGGGATGTTACTGTTGAATTTAAAACAGCTAAGGAATTAGGTAAGAACTATCCTGAAACCTACATTAGAGTTAAACCTAACCAAACACCAATTACCGAAGATAGAAATGTATTGGCAATGGTTAAAGACCAGGTTGAACTACCATCTATGTTCAAAAAGTATGAATATGATGAATTGAAATCATTATTAGAAACTTGGTTAGAAACTGGAACAACTTCTGATTCCGAAGAAGAACAAAATCCTAATGAATCAACTAATCTTGAAGTTAGTGATAATACACCACTACCTGGTGATGAAGTACAAATGCAGAATCCTTCAGTAGCTAATGTGAAAGATGCATTTGATGATTTATTTAATAACTAAAATTAAGGTATATGGCAACACATAGAGATGAGTTATCATCAATTCTAGCCGAAAACCTTAATAAGAAGTTTAAAGGACAGCATAAAGTAGCATATTTTTTAGATGGTTCTGAGCAGACACCCACCGATTTAACTGAGTGGGTGTCTACCGGAGATGATATGTTAGATTTAGCTATCTCAAATAGACCTTATGGTGGTTTTCCTGTTGGTAGAATTGTTGAACTTACTGGATTAGAAGCAAGTGGGAAATCACTGTTATCGGCACATACATTAGCAAATACTCAAAAAAAGGGTGGTTTGGCTGTATATATTGATACTGAAAATGCAATTAACCAAGAGTTTTTAGAAGCTTTGGGGGTTGATACTAAAAAATTACTTTATGTTCCTTTAGAAACTGTTGAAGATATCTTTGATGCAATGGATTCTATTATCGAATCTATTCGAAAATCAGATAAAGATAGGTTAGTAACTATTGTAGTTGATTCAGTAGCAGCTGCTACTACAAAAGTAGAACTATCAGCTGATTACGATCAGGCGGGGTATGCTACTCAAAAAGCAATCATTATCTCAAAAGCTATGCGTAAAATTACCAATGTTATTGGTAGAGAGAGAATTTTGGTTGTATTTACTAACCAACTTAGAGTTAGAATGGGTGTCACTTTTGGAGACCAATATACAACATCAGGTGGTAAAGCATTAGGTTTCCATGCAAGTTGTAGACTTCGAATGAAACAAATGGGGCAACTTAAATCAAAAGTTGGTGGTATTGATCAGGTAGTTGGTATTAAAACCAGAGTTCAGGTTATTAAAAACAGAATGGGGCCACCACTTCGCTCAGTAGATTTTGATATTTACTTTGATAGGGGTATTGATAAGTATGGATCATGGTTACAGATGATGAAGCAATACAAATTGGTAAATCAAGCTGGTGCTTGGTATACTTGGGTTGATGAATCTACAGGTGAAGAAATAAAATTCCAAGCTAAAGATTTTGAAAAACTATTGGAAGATAGAACTGAGGTGAAAGAGCAGATGTATAAGCAGATTTGTGATGCATATATTCTGGGATACAAAGAAGCTGAAGGTTCTGCTAATATTGATTCAACTGAATTTGATGACAGTATTGACTAATTACAAAGCAATGTTGGAAAATCTCCAAAAATCATCTACATTTAATGTAAATGATAAGGTTATGATTGTTGATGGGCTCAACCTCTTCATACGCGTTTTTGGAGCTGTACCAACACTAAATGATGATGGAGAGCACGTCGGAGGGGTAACAGGATTTCTGTTATCCCTTGGTGCTCTTATTCGTAATCATAAGCCCACTAGAGTTTTAATAGTGTTTGATGGAAAGGGTGGCTCACACCGTAGAAAAAAAATGTACAGTGGTTACAAAGATGGTAGAAGTGGACTGACCAAACTAAATAGATTGGCTGGTTATGAAGATTTGGAAGACCAATCCGAATCTATGAGAAAACAGTTTAATTTACTAATTAAGTATTTAGATTTATTACCTGTTGATTTATGTATATTGATTATGTTGAAGCTGATGATGTAATTGCATATTCTGCTAAACATATCTTTGAAAAGGAAGTTTTAATTATATCATCGGATAAAGATTTTTTACAATTAGTAGATGATAGAATATCAGTATACCTACCTACCAAAAAGAAATTGATGGGTAAGGATGATGTGAAAGAGTTGTATGGAGTTCCAGCACACAATTTAGTATTTTATCGTACTTTCGATGGTGATACATCTGATAATATACCAGGTGTTAAGGGTATCGGCCCTAAAACTATTGTTAATAAGTTAGAGTTTTTACAAAATGAACCATTGGAATTAGATACTTTGTTAGAGAAGGTATATCGAATGGATGATGAGAAACTTAAAAACAAAATCTTAGAAAATAAAGATGTATTAACTCTTAACTACAATCTAATGC